CAAAGAATTGGTGAAGGTGCGAACCCTGAGGGGGACTGATACCGAGTTCTCTGGCCGTGTCTCTCTAACTGAGGTATATCCGAATATGATGGCAGTAAGGCGAGAGGTGCTGATGATAGGGTTCCCAAGTGATACTACGGCATATACTATCCGATACGGTATCCATGGCTTTGGTAGTACGGATAAGAACTACCCGAACTGCTTTACTTATAACTATAAGATTCCAGGGCCGACTGTGAATGATACTCTAGACCAGCATAACTCTGATGGACAACATCTCCGAATTGGCTGTGTCTATAACTTTAGTGATACGCTGTTCTATTCTTATGAGGTAACTACTACGGAGAATGGAGTATCGACTAAGGATGTGGCTCTAGCCGTGGTGGATAATGATAGTGGAACTTCGACCTCCTATATGTGGAAGAGTCTCCAGTATGATGCTGGTAGCCCTGCCTTCCAGAAGATGGCTCTGAGGGTGGGGATATACTTCGACCCCTTGCCTGAGAATACTACTATAACCCCTATGTACAGGATAGATGACGGCGAGTGGATAATGGGTCCAGCGACTGCTCAGACTGGGGATAGGTATATAACTTGTGAGATAAATAAGCGATTCCACGAGTTACAATACGGCTTTGTAGGGACTACTGGGAATGACTTACTAACTCCTGTGATTAAGCAGGTGTCGGCTGAGATACGAGTACTAAATGAGGAGCAAAAACTATAATGGGGAGTAGAGACTATGGCTATAATGCCCAATTTGCTGATGTGATAAGACCTCTAGGGCAGGGGACGGTCTCCAAGACTGAATATGGCTTTAGAACTATCCCAAATGTAGAGATAACTGCGAATGCTGTGCAGAAGAGGACTGATACTGGGAACTTGGCCACAGGCCAGTTGAGGGGCAACCAGCAAGTCCGTGGCCAGATTCAGGTGGTGAATGCGAATGGCCGAAAAGTGATGGTGATGGGGTACGGGAAAGGTAAGTTTTAAGGAGGGCTGGCTATGAGCCTAACTTGGCTGCAATACAAGAACGATATGAAACTAAAATCTAGGGGGAACTATGGTGTGCGTGTGGCTCGCCCAGGTTTTGATGCTGGATATTGTGCTGATAACCAACTCCTGTTTAACTCTGGCTGGCCGATTCTGCAACTCTGTAAGGTGGTGGATATAGCCGAGAAGGGCAAGACTTGGGTTAGGTATGAGCACTCCTCGGATGGAAGTTTTACGGATACTTTACCTGCTGGCTATACGAAGTCTTATGAGTACCCTCCATATACGAAAACTATACAGGTGAATCGAAAATATCTAAGGACCGAGGTGAATACTGCTATCTATCAGAATAGTAGTCACGATACTTATATTGGACATGAGTATAAGAGGGCAAGGCATAATATGGGCTTTGTGCCGTTTATTATCCCTGCTGGGGATGTCTCTGGAGTAGTCTCCGATAAGGTGCTGATATTCAATATAGATATTCAGGGGGATGTAGATTATCCATATACGGAGGAGGCTCTGCCCCTACTAAAAGCCCCTAGGGACTATGGGATGAAGTCGAAGTCCATCTTTGGAGGCCGAGTGCCAGGGCTATCGACTGGGCAGTTCTCTAAATTGGTACAGGCTGTAAAGACCGAGAAAACTGCCCTATATAACCAGAACACGACTGGCTCTGGGGAGAAGAGTATGGTCTGCGTATGGTCTCCGTTGCCAAGAGATTACGATGAATCTGTAACCGAGAATGTGCTCGAACCTTACGAGTGCTATGTCTTTAGTGCTGTAGGGGGGTATGATTATACGCACTATGATGATGGGGGCGATGGAGGGGTTTATTACACCCCTGAGGCTGGTAGTTATAGGTACGAGTACGACTCTAACTGGAATACGGCTGGTGTGTATGCCTTTGCTGGAGTGGGGCAGGCTGCGACTTACAATGTGAAACAGTCTATGGTGATATTGCGAAACCCTATGGTATCCCCTGAGTATGAAGGAGTTACGGTATGAGTGATTATGGCTTTGCGACTTTTGATGAGAAAACTGGGCGAAATGAGATGAAAATAAACTCTAAGTGGCCAGTCTTTGGTCCAGAGTACTCTAAAATAGCCCAGCAGTTTAAGACTATCCATCTAACTGATACGGTAAGCAAGACAGTCCAGACTGCCTCTCTATCCGTACCAGCCTTGACCTATAACTTTACTGGCTACGGCACTTCTTATGATATATGGTATGGAGAATCTATCTATACGACCTATGTGGATGAAGAGATATATAGATACGAGCACGGTTTTAAGTTCCGACCTTTGGGGTACTACACTATTGCTGGGAATCTGAATAAAAATATCCGTGTGAATCTAGCACAGACGAATGTGGCTGGTGGGGCGAATTATGGTGGAAACTTTACGGTGAACCAAGTCCTGAATAAGACTGGAATGGCTTTGCCTGTGAGGAATGGGATGAGAGAGGCCACTGCTGGCTTTACCATGCTGTGGGATAGTTCTCTAGTGATACCTATGAGCCAGAGTGCTGGTGGTACTTCCTCCGATAATGTGATTATTCCGAACTCCTGCCTAGGCATCTTCTCCTCTTATCCGAATACTACGGAACTCCATAGAGATTATGATGCTAACTACTCCCCCTATAGGGTAGAGATAGACGATACTTATGTCCGAGTGATAAGGAGAACGGCTTGGGGGGACCATATAGTGAGGGCTGGATACCAGAATGGGAATCTGAATATCCGACAGAGGACTAAGGCGATAGAAGATTATGCTGGGACTACTCTGGATATTACGGTCTATCTGATACCATATAGTATGGAGGATATATCATGAGTACGAGTTCTTACTGGGACAGTCAATATAAGAATCTGATGGCGAATAAGCCCCCTTCCTCTGATAGTTACTATAACCAGTCCTTCGTGGATAGGATGAATGAGGCTCAGAGGGATATAGATAACCTTGTCTCCGAGAAGGATAAGTCGTGGTCGTCTATGAACCAGAAGAAGGACGAGTATGATGCTTTCTCTGGCTCTATGCGAGAGTATGATGATATATATAACGAGGCTCAAACTAAGTTTGGGGTAGATGAGGGGCATGCGACTTATGAGAAGAGTAAGAAGGCTCTGGCTCTAGCCCAGAGTACTCTGGATGCGTTGCCTTCTACGATAAATGCTGCGTCTAACCGAGTCCTGACCCAGAGCCAGAGGGAGGCTAGATATAACGCTCTGGCTGATAGGGCTACACGGCAAATAGGTATTATGACCCAGCAAAACTCTATGTACGAGCAGGCTTGGAAGAATGCTAGAGAGAACCAGGCTACTTATGCTAAAGCCGAAATGGCGAGCCAATACGCTAAATTGGGCGACTTCAATAATGCTTGGATAAATGCTATGAATGAGTACGACAATGCCGTGAGGAGAATCGAGAGTGCGAAGGTGAATCTGAACCTTATCCGTAGCGACTATAGGATGTGGCAGAACCAGCAGTGGTCTCAGGCCAATACTATCTGGTATAACAAGTTGAATAATGCCCTTACGAGGTATGTACAGGCTCTGGATACTGAGCACACGCTTTACCGACTGGGGCTGGAGCAGAAGATGGCTGATTCTGATGCGAAGATAGCCTACTGGATGAATAAGGGCAACGAGAGGATGGGCAATATGATAGCGAATTACTACTATAACGGAACTTTCTACTAGACTCTAAATGTGGTATCATATAGGCAATAACCACAAAGACTTCAGTCGTGGAGAAGAGGAAGAATATATAGATGGCCACTACATATTTTGGAAGTAAGCCTGTGAGCGACTGGACTCCGAATGGGAGTTTTGAATCTGGGCACGACTTCATCAACCAGATAAATAAACAGCAAAAGGATATAGATGCTAAGAAGGGAGAGTATAGTACCCAGCAGGGAACTACTAACCAAGCCCAGCAAACTTATGAGGATGCCTATAAGGGGCAGAATGCTTATTCTGACCTCTATAACCAAGCCCAGCAAAGCGAGGGGGTGGATGATGCAAAGGCTCAGTACCAGAAGAGTCTAGCCTCTGTGAATGCTACGAACTCTGCTATGAATAACCTGCCGTCCAGTATAAATGCTGGCTCAAATGTAGTGCTAAATGCCTCCCAGAGGAATGCTGCACTTGGGAATCAGATGCAGAAGTACCAGAATACCCTAGACTACCAGACTCGTCAGAATGCTGGAGACCTGAGTCAGTACCAGACTGCCCTTGCCTCTGCCCAAGACTTGGCTAAGACGAATATGAGTCAGGAGCAGACGAATGTAGCCCAGGCTATGCAGAATTACCAAGCCCAGATGAATCAGTTGAATGAGTTATATAACCAAGTCCTGAATGAGAAGAATATTATGCGTCAAATCTATGGCGATATGTATGATGATGAATATAAACACATGCAACAGGAAATTGAGGTATGGGCTCAGAACTTGGGTGCTGAGACCCAGAGATATGCTCAAGACCAAGAGACTGCTAGAAATAATGCCAATATCGCAGCCCAGAAATATGCTGCAGATGCTGGCTTGAGACTTCAGAAATATCTCCAGCAACAGCAACAGAATGAATACGATAACTCCTTCCTTGGATGGCTAAATAGCCAGAATGGGTATAACTCTGTTAGAGGGGCTGGAGTCTTAGATGATAATGGCACGAATGACTACATTAAGAGTATGTATAACCGCTATTCTGATGCGACTGCCAATAATGATGCTCGTGCCTTGAGCCAGATTATGAGTGGTGATACTTACGGCGACTATCTAAAGTGGAGAAGGGGGAGATAGTTATGGCGACTCCTCTGTTTAACTCACAAGAATTAGCCGTTGCCGGTCTTGAAGAGAATAAGAATCGCTACCAAGACCTAAAGAATAGGGCCGAGAAGAGTGCGAGCACTTACGACTGGAACTTATTCGACCCTAAGACCTATGGGAACTTTGGAAACTGGCTAGCGAATGGGGTATCTGGTGGAGGCTGGACTCATAAGGGGAGGATGGAGAAGGCCGGCTTTACTGATGATGTAGATAACTATGGTAAAGAAGGGCTTTTGAGTAGTTATGACTTGGGGAATCTAGAGGGGCAATACACTGGCTCTATGAGGAACCGAACTAACCAACTAGAGGCTGGTAAGGGGTTATTCTCTGGTGTCCCTGTGATAGGTGGCTTGCTATCTGCCCCTGCTCAGGCTGTGAGTGCTGGTAAAGACTTCGCCGAAAGTGGAACTTCTAAGTGGGACAGTGGCAAAAGAGATGCCGTCTCAGATATTGGGGCTATAGGCGAGACTGCCCTAGACCTTGCGACCCTCGGAACTGGGGCTGGGGCTAAGACTGCTCTGGGCACTATTGGGAAGGGTGCTGCACTTGGTGCTGGCTATGGCTTAACTGGTGGCTTGAATGAGATGGGTAAGAATACTGACCTAGGTACTCTCGCCCTCCAGACGGGCTTAGGCGGTGCTATAGGTGGTGGTATCGCTGGACTTGGATATGGTGCTGGGAAACTCTGGAATAAATATGCTAAGGGGAGTCCATCAAAGGAACTTGCCATATATAATGGGGGGAATGCTCAGGGTGGTGCGTATCAGGATGCTTTGAATACGCTTAAGGGTGCTGGTCTAGATACTACTAACCCTGAAACTCTGAATAAATCGTTTAAGAAGTGGGTTATCCAAAATCACCCAGATAAGGGTGGCTCTACGGAATTATTCCAGAGTGTGAGTGGTGCGAAGAAACTCTATCAGGATGCTCTGAATGGTAAGGCTAGTGCTACGGCAAGCCAAGTTGCGAATGCTGGTCCAGTCCGTCAGAGCCTAGGGAAACAATTCCGTAACTTTGCTGGGAATATCCCGAATATGCGAAATGACCTTGCTAACTCTAAGTTAGGGAATCGAGTATCGAGCCTTCTTAAGACTAGGGCTGGTAAAGTGGGGGCTGGAGTAGGTGGTGGCTTACTCTTGGCTAGCCTATTAAGAGGCGGAGGCAATTCTCAGGATGAACTTACTGATGAGGAACTGATGCAACTATATAACTATTATGGAGGAGGACAATAATGGCTAACTTACCTGCTCTACTTGGCCAAGAGGCTACGAAAGCCTTAACTAAGAGTGGCTCTAAGGCTGTCTCTAAGACTGCGACTAAGGCTCTCACTAAGGCTGTAGAAGATGTAGCAACTAAGGCTGCAACTAAAGCCTTGACGAAGGCTAGCACGAAGGCTTTGACTGGTGCTGGTGTCTCTACGCTGGCTAAGGGTGCTGGCTCTACTTTGGATGGTATTTTAGGCCGTTCTTCTGGGCTTACCTTGCCGAATGCCACTCCGAAGACTCTATCCGACTATTTTGGCTCGAAGAATAAGACTGCTTATGACCTAGTATCCAATGGCGAAATCGAGCCGTCTGACCTGCCAGCGTTGAAGGATGATGGGAGATTAACTGCGAAAGAATTGAAAAATCTCCGAGATGGGGCTATCTCTTTTGGCCGAGAAAACCAACTAAATGCTTTTGGTGGGACTGCCGTAGATAATAAGTCCCAACTTCCGAAGATTCGTACTTCTGATTATGTGAAGGCTACTGGGTATAAAGGCAAAGATATACCTAAAGAGATGAGACCGTTCTTGTCCGAGAATGGACGACCTCTCGGAGTGTCTGACTGGGCCGAGACCTTCCCTGCCTTGCGTGGTGGAGAAGGGGGCTTTGCTGGAACTGCTGATGATGTATTGGCTCAGTATGAGAATGCGATAAATGCTCCGAAGGCAAATGAGTTCTATACTCCTGAGAATCTGGCTGGATACTTATATACGGATAAGGATGCCAATAACCGACTGGGCCAGGCCGTTCTGGATAGTATGGGAGATAAAACTACTATTCCTGTGCAGAAGGCTGGTACATCTCGTGGCTTGAAGGTAGATGTGAATAGGCCAGTTGCCAATTCTGGTATGGACGGAGTCTCTACCGTTGCTGAGGAGACTGGAAACCCTGCCCTACAAAGCGAGATAGCCGACCTCAGGAGTCAAATCGGTGGCTCTGGTGGTGGGAATATGGGTGGAGGAACTGCAACCGAACTGCCAGGCTCTGACGGCTTCAATGTACGCTTGAAGAATGGCGAAACTACGAATATCCAAATAGCCCCTGAGTCTTTAGGCTCTACGAAACAGCAAAGGGCTGTCCGTAACCTGAATGATATGACTGCGAAGAGTATGAATGCCTCGAATAAGCAGTACCAGAAGATAGTAGGGAAATCTGGCTCTATAGATGGCCACTATAAGTCAGTTGCCGAGAGAATGAGGGCTGAGAAGATAGACCAAGCGAATGTGGCTGATAAAGCCCAGTCTGCTCTGGCTCTCCGTGAAGATATTAAGCAACAGGGCTTAAGATATGCCGAGAAGAATGGGGTAACTATTAACCTCTCTGGAGTGGATAACACTATTGGCTTAAGCACGGCTCAGAAGAAGAAACTGGATGAACTAGGTCTAGGCTTGAACAATATGCTCGGAGACTGGTCTGGGGCCGTCTCTCCTGTCGAGGCCGAGAATATCTATAAGACTCTCCGTGATTATGCCTATAACTGGTCGGATAGCAAAGATGCTTTGACTAAGATGGCTGGGAATGCTTGCCAAAAGGAGGCCGAGGCTGTCCGTGATGCTATCGACAATGTGATGGATAATATAAATGTAGATTATAAGACCCCACTTATCGAGGGGGCATCTACAAATGGCGAAGACCCTGCTTACTTGAGAAAAATTGCACAGAAGTCCGACTTTAAGTTCTCTGACCTGAGAAAAGACCAGTCCGACTGGGTAACTATTAACGACTTGGCTGGCAATAAAATGAAGAAGGAATCGACCATAAATATCGCTGGTATAGATACTGGTATTCCGAACCCATTTACGGCTGGTGCTGAGAAAATGAAGGAGAAGTACTATGAGAATATCGCTAGTGGTGGTTCTGGCTTTGGTGGTAGGGCTGGGGGTGCTGGAACTGCTGGGGCTGGGGCATCTGGGCAACCGAACTCCATCAACTTCCAAACTGCTGGGGGTGCGAGAGGGGGTCTCGGAGGACTTCTTAGCAAGGCTAAAGATGCTGGCTTGGTTGGCGGTGGCATTCTTGGTGGTCTGTTGCTTGGTGGTGGTGGCTCAGGCTCTAGTGATGTAAGTTTGAATGGTGGGACTCTGGGCGATATGCTGAATGCCCAGAATATGGCGAACCAGCAAGAGATGGCTCAGAGTGCCGACCCTTATTATGGTATGACTATTGGAGGATACTCTTACGACCAGTTAGAACAGGGCTATATGGCTGCAATGATGGCTGGGGATAGTGATGCTGCGAAACTCATCCTAAATATGATGGGGATGCTAGAGGATAAGGCTGATAGATATGCGAAGGCGAATGAGAGTACGGCTAAGTCTGGCAACACATCGTCTGCTGTGAATGTTCTATCTGAACTCTATAACCTTTATGGGGATATTAAGGGCGGTACTGGTCCGATTGCTGGCCATGCTACGAACTTCCTGAATAATATCACTGGTGGTGGATATAATACCGAGGCGAATACCTACTGGCAGGTGGCTCAGGGTGCGTTAGGTAAGTTGATTAAGGGTATGGGCGATACTGGTGCTTTGTCTGAAGGCGACCAGAAGAGGGCTTTGCAGATGATTCCGACTATTACTGATACTCGCGAGGCTGCAGAACAAAAGTTTAAGGCTCTGTATCAGATTCTGATGCAAGCATCATCTTAGGAGGAGATGGAGATGGCAGTTACAAATGCTCTTATGAAAATAGGGGAGAATGCTCTTGCGAAGGCTGGAGAGAAGGCTGTAGAAAAGGCGGCTACGAATGCTTTGACTAAGGCTGGGACTGGGGCTTTGGCCAAACTTGCTATGGATGCCGTACTCCCTAAAGCCTCTCGTTCTACCCTAACCTCTCTCCTGTCTCCAAACTCTGGTTTTACCTCTGTCTTTGGAAGAATCGCTGATAAAAATGGGACTCCGTTGAGCCTGTACCACTCTACCCCTTATGAGTTCTCTAGATTCGATGATAGCAAATTAGGCACGAATACTATGTATGACAATACTGCCTATGGGCATTTTGCTACTCCAGATAAAGACTTCTCTAGTAGATTCCTAGATATAGACAATACTGGCCAGAAGGGTAGAACTATGGAACTTCAGGCCAAGATTAAGAACCCTATCACCCATCCTTATGGTGCGAGTGCGAAATATAGTGGAGATGAACTGGACAATATAGTAGAAAACTATATGCTCGCTACTGGTAACGGAGAAGGGCTGGGCATGCTCAGAGACGAGGCTATGGGGGACGGGGTAAGCCTCTATGAAGAGTATATGAATGCTACAATGGGCGAGTCTCCTTTTGAACTGGCGAAATATGAGCGGAAAGACCTTATGGATAAGGGCTATGATGGAATGGAGATAGTAGAGGGCTTGAAGAATGACCTCGTTGATGGGTCGAAGTCGAAAGCCCCTATATCTTCTATAGTAGCCTTCGAGGGGAAGAACTTATCTCCTGTATCGCATATTCCTGTCCAGAATATGAGTAGTGGGGCTATGAATATCCCTGTAGAGAGTGGGGTGGCAGATAGAGTATCTAAATATATGAGCAAGCCGATAGATGTAAAAGATATGTCGTCTGGCTCTCTCCCTGTAGCAGTGGATACTGATAATGGGGTGGCAAACTTAGGCCAGTTGGCTGAGAGGAAGTCTATACCTATCCAGCACGGCGATAATAGGCCAGATATTACTGTGGGGTCCGAATTAAGAGTGGCTGATAACCCATTTGGTACCCACGAGGGTGTATTGTTCTCCTCGGATAGAGGGGTTACGCCTGTAGGCTCTGATGGCTCTAGCGATTATAGGAATATGTTTTATGGGGACACCAATAACCAGAAGATTCTGGATATTACAGACCCCTATAATGCTCAAGCCCTAGAGAGGACTCTGGGGGTGAGGGGCTTTGCCGATAAGAATGGTGTGGGAATGCTAGATGATATACGCTCTGGGGTCACCGAATCTATGGGGGATAAGGGAGGGACTCTCGGAGAATTACTTAAGAATAATGATATTGGGTTCATAAAAGGTAGGAGTGGCTTAAAAGATAACGAATATGTTGCTGCAAATGCCGAGGCTATCCAGAGGGCTTATGGTGGAGACACTATCGCTAGGAGTATGGAATACCTAGATAACCCAGGCTCGACCCTGAAAAACCTCCGTGTCGGTAAAGATGTAACTGGTGATGGGGTGGTAGATGTCGTGGCTACGAAAGATGTGGATGCTGATGGTATTCTTGACTGGAAGAACCCTCAGTCCGTTCATAACCGAGCCAAAAAAGACCAAGTTACGCTGGATAAGATGGGAAGAACTATAGCCGAAAAGCATAACTTCCCTGAATATACCGACTTCTCGCCTAAGAGTATTGAGTCTATGGTGAATAAGGTGAAGAGAAAAGGTGGGGACTACTCCTTAGCCTCTATGAAGGACCATACTCGGAATAAGATTATGATGAATACTTGGCAAGATGTCCCTGCTGTTCTCTCCGATATGGAAGAGATGGGGCTATCGCCGTCTGTCGAGTTCGTGGTGAATGACTGGGGCTATAAGGGACTCCATATCACTGGTAGGTTCGGAGATGGTATAGGATGGGAGATTCAACTTACCACCCCTGAGGACTGGCCGAGAAAACTTCGCTCTGATGCCATCTACGATAAGTGGAGGAATGTAGAACTCGATACGGCAAGCCCACAGGAAGTTATGGGGTACTTGAATGCTATGCGTGAATCTAAGGCTATGTGGTCCGAAAGCCGTATCCCTGACCTGAGTAAGTACGACAATACGAAAGCCCCAGTATCAGGCTCTGGTATTAAAAAGAACTCTGAGTTCGGTGGGTATAGCCAGTATTCTTCCGATATAGAGAGGGTGGGGAGTAAGGATGTGGCTCCAGTAGATAAAAGTACCCTTCCTGCTGGATATGAGCAGATGAAGTCTATTATTGGCAAGAGTGGCGAAGATGCTACTAAGAAACTCGTTCTCGAAGAACTAGGAGTTGAGGGGAATAAGAATATCACGAAAGATATGCTTAAAGAGTTTTTGGATAGAGTAGGTTATGATTCGAGCCATAATACTAAGGCTGAACTCTGGGCCGAGGCTAAGAGATATATGCAAGACCAAGGGGTAGATTCTATCTATGAAGAGGGTGGAAGTTCTATGGCTGATGTCGTTACTGCTCGCCTAGGGAATAAACCATGGAGCAAAGGCAAGAGTCTGGAACAGTTATATACTGGGGCTAGTGGCCGAACTGGTAGGCTAGATGCCGAATATTCCGACAGGCTCGGTATTGGCAGGAGCAATACTCCTATGCTGGACACCCTGAATGGGGATAGTGCTGCAGGTGATTATTGGAATGGAGTTATTGGGACTAACCCTACATGGGCTGAAGGAGAGGCTGGAGTCTCTACCGTTGCTCACGAACGGCTACACGCTATGCAACACGCACAGGAGAGTAGAGAGTGGGATATTAGGGTAGAGGATGCTATCGAGGAGTTGAGAGATGAATTACGACCGTTCCTCCATGATGATGAGACTATCCGACTACGACATGGCAGTAAGGCTGATGTATCCTATTGGGGGAGAAGAGAGGAGCAAGAGGCTAGGATGCTCCAGAGTTACCTAGAGAATGAGGGATATACGAATACTGGTAGGAATACAGAGTGGGGGGATGAAGTAAAGCCAGCCTTCGATAAGTTCTTTGAGAAACTCCGAGAACTATCAAAGAAGGGGGTAGCATTACCTGCTATAACTGCCCTCTTTGGTGGAGGGGCTATGATGGCTGGAGGCCAGAAAAAAGAGGAAGGCTAAAGTTCTTCCTCTGAAATTGGCTTGCCGTCGTGAAGGTCTGAGCCATATACTGGGGACTGAGGCTTGACCCATTCTCCGTCTATGTACTCTAAGACTTTGAAGTCTTTGCTGATGCCAATTATACGGCCATCCTCTAACTGAACTATCGTCTCCATGATAAACTCCTATTACTCTATAATTATACTACGAAAGCCCTTGACTTTGAATAAGGAGTGCGATACTATGAAGGCAATAAGGCATGCCCATAGCGAGAGGGTGTGCCTTTTGTTATATAAAAGAAAGGAATAATTATGGCTGCATTTAGCGAACGGGTAACTGCTATTACCTATAACGAAATCATGCCTACTATCGTTGACTTCGTCAACAATTCCAATATCCTCACGGCTCGTGTGATGAGCAATGTGAAGAACTGGAAGGGTGTGAATATGAAACAACCAATTCGTATTGCGAATAGTACGACTGGTGGCTCTTTTGATGGTCTAGACCAATTTGATACTTCGACCACGAATAATACTCGTAGTCTTACTTGGTATGTAAAGGCTTATGAGCAGAGCGTTGTCGTTCCAGGTATTGAGAAGGCCGTAAACGGTAACTCTGATAAGCAAGTTATCTCTCTCGTTACTGACCGTCTTGATGAGGCTAAAATCTCCCTCACCCAGGCTATCGGTACTCTCCTCTATGGTATGGGTAACGGTAAAGATATTGAAGGTCTTGGTCTTATCGTTGATGATGGTACTGCCTCCTCGAACTATGGTGGTCTCGCTCGCACTGTAGAAGGTAACTCTGCCGATGTCACGGCTGCAAGCAATGGTACTTTAACTCTTGACCTCGTTGGTGCTGAGTTTAGTGCTGTAAGTGCTGCAGGTGCTGCAAATGAGGCTCCGACTATTGGTCTCACGACTCAGGCTATCTGGGACTTGTTCGAGAAGATTCTCGGTGATAAGATTCGTGCTAACTATGAGACAACCAGTATTGCTGGCTACAATAAAGTCTCTGGTAAGTCCCCTATGGGCACTTCGATTCCTGCTGCAGAATTGAAGGGTGCTGCAGGCTTTAACGCTATCTCTTATCGTGGCCGTCCAGTAGTTGCTGATGATAAATGTACGAGTGGCGTGTTCTTCTGGCTTAACGAACGCTATCTTGAGTTCCGCCGTCTCACCTCTAAAGACCTTAAGCAAGTCTCTTCTGTCCCTGAAAAGACTGAAGGTCCAGATGAAGATATTAAACAACCTTCGTTCTTGCAACTTAAGGACTTTATGAGCCCGATTAACCAGTTCGGTGAAATTGGTGCTTTGATTGTTATGGGCAACTACATCTGCCGTGCTCCTCGCCGTCAGGGTAAGATTACTGGTATCACTACTGCTTAATAATAAATTAAGAAAGGAAAAATACTATGGCAGACCCAATCGTAACTACATCTGGAACTGAGTATCGCCATCCTCCTGTCTTGATGGAGGCTGGAGACCTTAACTCTCAGGTTATGGCTCAAATGGCCGAAGACCCAGATGGTGAATAAAAACACCTAAAAAAGACCCCTCCTCGTGAGGGGCTTTTTGATGCTATAATATCGGCAAAGGACTCTATTCTAGAAGGAGGTGGGATGGAATGTCTAGAAAGAAAAATAGGAGACCTGTGAACCTTAGTAGAGAAGATTACCATCATATCTTATTCCAGGGGAGGCACTGGAAACAGGGCTGGGCTAAGAGGCTTAGAGAACATCCTTATTGTGGGGGCTATATCCCCCAAATGACTCTGCACAGAGAGATACACGCTAAGATTCACGATGTTCCGACCCCGAATGGGGCTGAGTGTAGAATCGCTGTGGAGGCTCTGAATAGTTGGCTGGAGGCTGGCTATATAAGTCTAGATGACCCAATAGAGAGAAAAATAGAGATGATAGCCAGGTGCTTTAGGGCTAAATGCCCTGCTACGACTGCCGTGCTGGACTGGCAAAGAGAGGTGGTGTCGAAGTTCTACCAGAGGGGCTGATGCCCCTCTTTTTGCTGGGACTTGACAAAAGGCTTATGGTATGCTATACTCAAAATGTCCATAAAGATAAAACGAGAAAGGAAAAATTATGGCTAAAGAAAATAAAACTAAAACTAACCGTGATATGACTGAGTTACAGGCTATTGAAAAATGTCCTGAATTAACCGACTTTATCATGAAAAGCAAAATTAAGAGTGTCCGTAAGACTGCTCTTATCCTAGGCATTATTGCCTGTGGTATTGCCTTTGTGGGTGGCTTATTCTGTGGCATGAACTGGACTCGTACTTCGATTCCAAATAATATAGTCCAAATTGAAGTATCTGGTGCTGAAAAACCTGCTACGAATGAATTAAAAAAGTAGGCTCTAGTGAAGAAAAGAAGGCAACCCCTGTCCTAGAGCCGTGCGAAGTAGTCAGGAACGAGGTTGCTCGTTGGTCTGACTGGGACATTAAAACTATGGTAGCCATATCTAAGGCCGAAAGCCACTGTAGGGCTGATGCTGTAGGGGATAAAACTCTAACCTATACCCAGAATGGGCGAACCTATGGATACTCTATTGGCGCTTTACAGGTGAGAATCTTACCAGGCCGAGAATGGTGTGAGACTGGAGATTATTACAAGTGTGCTCATAATATCTGGAAGTCCCAAGGCTATAGGGCTTGGAGTGTCTATACGAATAAACGCTATTTAGACTACTTGTAAGGCCGGAAAGAACCACCAATGGTAAGTTGGTGGTCTTTTTGTGCTAAAGCCCCTTCTAGGCGATTCTAGCGACCTTTAACGGAGTTTTTGAAGTTAGTCTGGAGTCGAATCTTGTCTAGTTCTTCCTGAGTGAATACTTCCGTCTCTGCATTCTCATTATCGACTGATGGGTCGAAGGTGCAGAGGGCAATATCGCTATTATTGTCTATCACTCCCTTTTTGATGAGTTCCCCACGGATAAACTCTGAACAGAGGGCTATATCCGCCTGAGAGTGGGTCTCCTTTAGTGCTTTGATGAGTTTCTTCTTGGGGATGTGCTTTGCGTTGTTTAAGAGTTCTAGGCTGTAGTTGATTCCAGCGAAGGCCGAGTTGATACAGTGGAGGAATGCCACCTCGTTCTGGTCTAGATGATATTTTTTGCTCATTTCGTTATCTCCCTTATGAAGTCTCTTATCGTTACTATAATTAGCATTATTATTCCGTGCTGCATTTTACCATCCCATATTCCTTAGCCTCGGCTGGATAGTATTTGATGAACTCCGGATTAGGCTTGCCGTCTGGTAGCCAAGGCTGAATTAAGGCCATATCGTGCTTTTGTCCCTGAGCCTCTAGGTTGTACCTCTGGAGTTGAGTGCCGACATTTGCTTGGATGTCTTTAGGGGCATCCTCTGGGTTTTTGTAGTACTTACCCCTTAGCAATATCCCCATATTCGATACCCTCCTTTATCTTCTCGAAGTTTTGGTTACGAATCTCCTGAGGAGTCTTAGGGACTACGATGCTAGAAGTGCTGGAATATACCTCTCTAGGCTTGGTGAAGGGGTCGGTTACCTTCGCCTCCTCCTGAGGTTTCTCTGGCTCTATACTAGATAGAATAGATAGCCATTTCTCGATACAGGCTACGAGATAGGCTATGAATAATTGTGATAATAGAATTACAACTAGGATGATTACTGCTAGAAGTTCCATGCTCTGTCCTCGTACGCAAGTGCCATCTGCGTGGTGATTAACTTTGATATTACCGAGTGGCTGTTGATTACTGCCTCCCTGACTACGATAGCAGGGTCCACTATGTGGGACTTTAGCATATTCCCTATCTCCCTCGTCTTGAGGTTATATCCTGAGCCTTCGGCACATTCCTCTTCATCTTCTATTCCAGCATTGGCTAGGAGGTCTAGATATGGTCTCTGGAGATATGGGAGGTTCAGGGCTTTGCCGATGTCTCTTAAGCAGACTCCTCCCCCAGGGACTACTCCCCCTGCTAGGGCTGACTTAGATGCACATACAGCATCATCTACACGGAGTTTAACCTCTCCTCGCTCTACTGTGGATGCCCCACCTACATATATCGTGGCTACATTTGCAGTTAGGCGAGCGATACGATTCTCTAAGAAGGCTCTGTCCTGTGGCTCTGCCTTGGATAGTTTATCCTTTAGGTCGGCGACTACACGGTCTATCTCGGCTTTATCGCCCTTACCTTCTAGAATAGTGGTCTCTCGTGGGGTGATAGTGATAGTCCCTGCCATCCCAGCGTATTCCTGTAACTTGTAGTCCTCGGCTTTGCCTGAGTACACCTTACCCCCAGTGTAGAGGGCTACATCCTTTAGAAGAATCTCATAATTGCTAGACTGTGGTTTAACTACGCAAGAATCGAAATTACGGTTTAGTTCTAGAACTTTAAGGGCATCTCCTGTGATGTCTGCGAAAAATACTGCCTTCTGGAAGTTGTGGGTTCGGATATTCTCTAGAATTGGAATTATCTCGTCTTGGCGAGTGATAGTGTTAGACAGGATGATAACTGGCACATTATCTAAGACTGAACGGTTGCCGTCTAGGTCGTTGATAAGTTTAGGGTCTGAATACCCAGATGGGATATACATTCCCCTTACGATATTGGTGGAGACTCCGAGACTGCCTACATAAGATACATTTATGCCTCCGAACTCCCCTACCTCTGATACGACATCATAGATGAGTTCTCCTAAGCCCTCGTCCCCTGCCGAGATGATACAAGCCCCTTTTAGGAGGTCTGGGCTTAACTTCTTAGTGGTCTGTTCGTCTATCTTCTCTAGGATGGATGGGACAATATCCTCTATCTCCTTAGAGACCGACATAGCAGACTCCCCTGCTGCAATTTTATTCTTAGCCCAACGGTATAGATGGTAAGATAAGATAGCCGAGAGGGTGGTGCCGTCCCCGGCTGTCTCGTTGGTGCGTTTAGAGGACTGCTTTACGACTTTGATGGCCATATCTTGAATAGCATCCTCGACTTCGAGTTCTTCTAGGTTAGATACTCCATCGTGGCTGATGGTTGGGGCTGATGCTCTATGCTCTATCATTACATTACCGCCCTTGCATCCATAAGCAGTAAGGGCTACTCCGTAAAGAGTGTCTAGACCCTTCTGGATGCCATCTTCGAGTTCTTTACCTGTTACACATTTACGATTAAGCGTTGGCTTGCCCATTATCTTCCTCCTTTAGAATTGCCAATATTTTAGGTACTTGTACGATACAGTAGTTTTTTGCCCCTATGGTGAAGTCTATAGAATCTGAATCGTCGAATACGACTGTTCTACCTTTATCGTCCTTCGCTAGGGCTTTACGCTCGTACTTATGATGCTCTGAAGTGAAGGATGAGGCCGACTGGATAGGCTCTAGGAGTTTATATCCGTCCTGTATCCACTCTAGATGCTCCATGCTATCTCCTTTCTCGCTTAGTTACTCTGATTTGATTATACCATAAAAAAGAGGCTAGCCCAAGAACGAGAAAGGAAACTAGCCTCTATGTGAATTATACCTCAAAACGGCTTGTAAGTCCATTGTGGATAAAGCCTGTGTAAAAAGGATGGACATTTTGTCCAGGGTGGACATTTTGTCCAGGGGGGTGGACATTTTGTCCAACCTCCTTATATGGGGTGAGGATGGACATTTTGTCCACCATAGAATAATAGAATATAATAAGAATATAGTGAGAGTCTGTGCAAAAATGCCTATTTTGAAAAGGCATTTTGCCAGCCTCTATCGCTTTACAGCATGAACGGCTTATGGTATTCTAGAGGTGCAACAACAAAAGAAAGTGAGGTAAAATGAAAAACGAGATAGGGCAAGGCATTCAATATGTGGTGATGCCTATAGAAGTACTGCAGAATGAGGAACTGAGTCCCTCGGAGAAGATACTCTACTGCTACCTGACTCTGTTTAAGAAGGGCGTATGCTTTCAGAGCAACTCCGGGATAGAGAAGATGACTGGTCTCCAGCAAAAGACTATATCTAGGGGGCTGAAAACTCTATCCGACCTAGGGTATATAGTTATCGAGTATGTGAATGGGAATAGTGCCGCAAGAAGAATCTATACCCTACTAGATGACCCAAAGAAACTAGCCTACTTAGCGAAAAAAGGTGTCTTTGATGCACCTGCTAAAAATAGTTCTGAGGCCGTGGAGAAGGCAGAGGACGAGCCTGAGCCGAAGAATCTGGCTGATGACTTGGCGAGCCGTGGAATCGTGAAAAGGAGCGATTATGCGACTGACGAGGAGTTTGAGAAGGCTCTTTACAAAAGGAATACGGTTACGGTATAATTAGGGTGTATGGTGATGGCGAGAGGTGATGCCCACCCTTACCTCTTGCCGATACTATACGCTGAAAAATCATTTTACTCCACAGTTTGAAAATAAAAATCATTATACCTCTCGGAACTCCTAGAAAATGGGAGTTCTTTTTTGTTGTAGAAATTACTACAACATTATCGGTAAAATCGCTTGACTATGCCATAAGCCTATGCTAGACTAAGGATGTAGGAAAGATAAAACGAGAAAGGAAAAACCTATGAAAAAAATCAAAGTACAGGACAAATCTTCAAAGCAAATGAAGGTCCGTGTATATGTAAAGCGTGATGTGAGGGGTGTGCCTCTAGCCGAATTGGCTGAGAAGATGAATCTTAAAAACCAGTTACTAGATTATCACTACGAAGTCTGTGATGAATACCAGAATGTAGATGATATTGAAAATGGCGTAGGTGTAGTAGCCGAGATGCTGGCTGATTATGCTGGCTCAGATGAGGACTTCTATAGTCTAGCAGAACAGTTACTAGACCTAGTGAAGGATGATGTTATTGAAGAAATCTTCGAGCGTGATGAAAATGCTAGGGAATGGGACGAAGTAAAGAGAGAGAGGTACTAAGATGAGTGTAGAAAAATTATTCGAGACTTACTTTGAAGAAAATGGCAAATTTAACTTTAAGAGTAGAGAAGAGGTGAAGGAGTACATCCGTGCCGTAGGGCGAGACATAATTGGGGATATACACCAAGAACTTCGCTGGATGGATGAGCATATAGATGAGGTGATAAGTGGAAATGACTTCGAGGTAGAAGAGATAAAACGAGAGGAGGAAGAGGAAGAACGAGAATACCAAAAGCAAGAAGAAGAATATGCTAAGAAATGGAGTAAAAATGAGCAAGATTAAAAATTGGGCTGTCGAAACAATGGGGGAGGATGGCTTTGAAGAATACTTAAGTGAAAAGATGGGAGATTAAAATGAAAATCGAGTTTAGAAAACTAAGGGCAGACGAAATTGACTGCCGTATAGGGCAAATTAAGGACTCTGGGCTGTCTCTCCTGCTTTATAAGGATGCTCGATGCGATATGAATGTTCTGGATGAGGCTGTGGGGGCTTTGAACTGGAAACGAGAGCATACGAGGGACAACCGAAACTGCATTGTCTCTATCTGGGATGAGGATAAGAAGGAATGGGTCTCGAAGGAAGATACTGGTACGGAATCGAACACCGAGGCAGAGAAGGGCTTGGCTAGTGATAGTTTTAAGCGAGCCTGCGTGAACTGGGGAATTGGACGAGAACTCTATACTGCACCGTTTATCTGGATAGGCAAAGACAAGTGCAATATCGAAGTTATGGGGGGCAAGCCAAAGTGCTTTGATAAGTTTAAGGTAGTAAAACTGACTTATGCTGAAAATGGTGATATTGAGAATCTCGCTATTGCGAACGAAAAGACTGGTAAAGTAGTATTCTTAAAAGTTGCGAAGGAGGAGAAAAAAAATGACTAAGTTTAAGGTAGGAGAGAAGTACAGCATGTTCTCTCCGTGCCAGTACAGTTGTACTTGGGAGTATGAAGTAACTAAGAGGACCGAAAAGACCGTGTTCTTGAGGGCCACTGAGGACAACCATAAGGATAAGATATGCAGATTAAAAACTGATGCCGATGGCGAGTATTGTTACCCACTAGGGCGATATAGCATGTGTCCTGTGCTGAGGGCTGGGAGGTAGTATGAAGGTCTGGGAGATAGAGCAGAATACCGAAGAATGGCTGGAATGGCGAAAAGGTAAAAGTGGAGGCTCAGAGATTAAAGACCTCTGGGTCTCTGGACTCCCCCTTAAGAGCGATATGGTAAACGCTCTAGGGGGTGGGGAGGACATTAAAAAATTGAGTGCCGAGGAATTGGCTAAAAGATTATCCCCTGAAACTATGGCCGAGTTGAAACTTGGGCGAAAGCCAAAAAAGCACTACTATGAAATGCTGGCCGAGAGAGTGGCCAGGCCACTTACTCCGAATGACTATATAGATAGGCTGAATGGCAAGCCGTTCTCTATGATGGAGCGTGGCCATATCCTTGAGCCTGAAATTGCTGCAAGGTTCGAGCAGGTAACTGGCTTGACTCTGGATGCGAAGAGTGTGGTCTGGGAGAGTGATTATAGCCCTTATGCGTATATCAGCCCTGACCGTACTATTACGAGCGAGGACGGCAAGGTTAGAACTGCAGTGGAGATTAAGGCTCTAGATTCGCCTAAAGTTCTAGAGATATGGAAAACTGGTGATATTCCTGAGGAGTACATCCCACAGATAGTGAAGTACTTTACCGTGAATGATGACCTTGAGGTGCTTTACTGGGTAGTAGGGACTGACCTTATTCCAGGCTTGGAGATTCAGATATTCCGAATACCAAGAAGTGATGTAGAGGACAAGATAGAAGAACTGAAGGCTTTTGAGATAGGGGTGCTGAGTATGCTCGAAAAAGATGCCGAGGCAATAGAGAGTATCCCTTATTGACAATAGGCTTATGGTTTGATACTATAAGGGGGTAGGGTAACGAGAAAGGAGAAAAAGATGCTAGCCCAAAAAGAAGTAAAAATGTATTACCAGCCACTATCTTGGGGGATAAAAATGGTGGGAGGGAGAATAACTGCCTCCGTGCTTTGGAAGGCCGTAGATACTGACTGGACTCAGTTCAAAGATGATGAGCGTGAGTACGAAGAGTTCTGCAAGACCATCATTGAGACTAAGGAGTTCACCGAACTGCCGAGGGCTTATAAGTGGCTCGAAGAGACTGTAGAAGAGAAAAATAAGCATGGAAGATTTTAACCGTAGGTGGGATAACCTCACAGACGAAGAGTTGGTGGCCATTGAAGAGGGGGCAAAGGCCACCTGCGAGGAGGATAGTTAGATGCCTAAAGTTATTAAGCATAAAAATGGGATAAGGGGACTAGATAAGATAAAAGAAGTGTTAGGAGGGAAAAATGAGCAACAGGAAGGAGAGAATAATTAACTTTGCGTTCTTTGATATAGATGGGGTACTGGCAGACTGCCACCACAGGTTGCACTACTTAGACGATAAAGACTATGGTACATTCTATTCTTATGATGAAGTGATGGAAGATGACCCAATACCTGAGGGAATACTCCTGCTGGAAACTTTTAGGCAACAGGGATATAAGATTATCTTTGTTACGAGCCGTGCCGATAAAGCCCGTGAGGCGACTCTAGACTGGCTCCAGAAGTGGGGGCTGTATGATTTAGTAGAAGATGGGCTATCGCTGTTTATGCGACATTCTGGCGACCATAGACGCTCATGCGAAGTGAAGGTGGATATTATGGAAGAAGTGCTAGGGATGTTCGGCGGTTACCGTGGTCTGAAGTTCTTTATAGATGATTATCATAAGAACTGTATAGCGATTAGAAAAAACTTCCCAGAGATTCAACCTATAGTCTTTGGGGTGAATAGATTAGTAGAAGAAGGGAATGAAGAACAATGAAAATAAATGTAAGATATATCGAAACTCCTGCTGTGAAGATTAAGATTCGTGAGGGTGGCCGTAAGGGTGGCTTGGCTAAAGTGCCTAAGGGTTTTGCGAAGATGGATGAGGCTCGCCGTAAGAAAATTGCGAAGGAGGCTGCATTGAAACGCTGGGGGAAGAAGGATGCCTAAAGCCTCTGTCCCCCTAGAGGATGTGGAGTGCCAAAACTTTCATATATGGCTGGATGCTAGGAATATTCACCATACGCATATTCCGAATGAGAGCAGAAGTTCTAAAAAGGATGCGTATATTAGGGGGAGAAAATTAAAGTCTCTAGGGGTAAGCAAGGGATACTGGGACTACGATATATATCTTCCAGTCTATGACTGCGAGAATAGGGTAGCCCAGTATGTCTTAGTGAAAATTGAGATGAAGAGGGTGAAGCACTCGACTACTAGCGAAGACCAGAAGAAGTGGGGGAGGATATATAAGAAGGCTGGAATACCATGTGCGATTTGCAAGGGGGCTGAAGAGGCCGAAAAGATGGTGCTTAAGATGGCTGGAGATATATCCGAGAAAACTCTGGAGAATATTAGGGGAGATGTGTTCTAGAATTGACAGAAACGGTTACCTGTGCTAAGATTATAAGTGTTGAGGACTTATATGCTAAAAAACCACCACTGCGAGGGTGGTTTTTTGGTGTTGCTTATGTTACCATAAAGGCGAAGGAGGCTTACCGAATGACCGAAACTGTTATCTGCACGATTATCACTGCTGTCGCTGGAATTGTGGGGGCTTATGCTGCAGTCCAGAAGGGGAGGAGAGAGGATGCGATTAAGGATGCTGTGAGAGAGCAGAAACAAGCAGACAGGCTAGAGGCTATAGAGCATAAGTTAGATGTGCATAATGGCTATGCAGAGAAACTAGGAGTGATAGGCGAGACTCTGGTGGCTATGAAGAAGGATATTGAGTTCTTGAAAGGAAAGACCTTTTAAGGTATAATGGTATCAACCTCCTTGTGGGGTTGTCACCTAAATACTGAGAGACCACCGATAGGTGGTTTTTTGGTTGTGCTATAATAACGGTAAGAATTAACAATCTAGAGGAGGCTACAGCCATGGATGATGAAGTAGAGGTGAAAACCTTTGAGGCTCGTATAGATGACTTGACTATGACCCTCAAAAACCCTCGGACTATTAAGAAAAAAGACTTTGATATTCTAAAGAAGTCGATAAAGGACTTCCCTTCTATGATGAAGGTGCGGGAGGTGGTGGTAGATGAGAATATGCGAGTGCTAGGAGGCCACCAGAGGATAAAGGCTCTACAGGCTCAAGGGAAAACTAAGGTATTAGTGAAACAGGTTATTGGCTGGACGGAAGAGCAAAAGGATGAGTTTTTGATTAAGGATAATATAGCCAATGGTGACTGGGATAATGATAAACTGGCGAACGAGTGGGATAAGGCCAAACTCGAAGAGTGGGGCTTGCCCCTGAAGATAGCCTCGTCTGGAGATTATAAGGAATTATTAGAGGTGTCTATACCGTACTACACTCCTTCTGAGGATGCCCCTGAGGTGAAAGAATTAGCCGACCTGTCTGATGTTGATAGACTGATGGAGAGGATAGCGAATACGAAATGCGACCCTGAATTGAGTAAGATTCTACAGGTTAGGGCTGCATTTTTTGCTGATTTTAACTTCCAGAGGATAGCAGACTACTACGCCCATGCCGATAAGAAGGTGAAGGAACTTATGAAGGACTTGGGGCTGGTGATAGTGATGCCGAAAGAGGCTTATGAGCGAGGCATGTGCGACTTCAGGGAGAGTTTTGATGAAGGATGATGATATTGCGATATTGGTACTCTCTATCCAGCGTAAGGGGGCGAATAAGACTGTACGATACTTAGAGAGGAATAACTTTGATGATTATACCGTGATGATTCCTTCTGGGCTAGATGATGAGATAGCCGAGAGTTATGGAGACCATGCCTTCGTCTATGATGTGGATGAGATGAAGAAGAAGGTAGATTTTATGGGGACCGGCATAAAGAATGGGGCTAGTGTGGGTAGGATGGCTGCAAATGAGTGGATAAGGACGAGGCCAGACTACAAAGTAGCCGTAGTGCTGGATGATGACTATGGTGGAGTAGTCTCGGACTACACGACCGTTCCTACGCTGAATAACAGGACATTTTACGAGATAGTGAAGGCCGTGTACAAGTTGGGGAAGGACTTAGGGATAATAACTGGTGGATATTCTGGGGGTGCTCATCCTGATACGAAGAAGAATATTATGAATGTCTGGCTGATAGATAAGGATATAGAGGATAGGGGGCTGAATAAGATTCTGAATGAGGATATATGCTATTCGATTATGTGCTGGCATAGGGGTAAGGCCAATTTTGGGCTGGGGAATGTGCTTAGAAGTGGTGCTCAGACTGCCGAGATGGAGAAACTGGACGGCAATACTAAGATGATATACCAGACCGATAGAAGTTACCGTAAGTCTTTTGGCTCCGTGCTGGCAGACCCTAGAAATGCGAAACTGGCATATAACTCTGGGAATACGAAGAGGGGGGTTTTGTGGCATCATAAAATTAACTGGGCAGATATATGTCCGAAAATAATATTGGAGGGATAAAATGAAGGCAAAGGATATGGAAGGCCGAACCTCTGATGGGAGATTCGCCGTAGGGAATAAGCCTGTGAATGGCTTTGATAAGAGACCGCAAGACCGACACCATGGGGCTTGGCATAAGGAGGATACTCCGAGATACTGGCTCGAATCTATGATGAAGATGCAGGAGGCCGAACTGGAGACTATCTATAATGACGAGAGTAACTCCTTCTTTAAGAGAAAACTGGCAAAGTGTATTAAGGATGGGGAGTGGACCGAACTGAAGGAGATGATTCAGGAGGTCTATGGCAAGATGCCTATAACGAATGTGAATGTGGATGCTGATGAAGAGAATACCGAAGAGGTGAATAAGTTTATTCGAGGCTTTGCGTTGCCGTAGGAGGATATATGGAGATATGGCCATATACACCTGCCGTAAAGAAGAAACTCGATAAGATGGGGATATGGAGGCCGTTGCTAGGACCGCAAGCCCTGTATATCCATCTTATGGGGAGTAACCCTAGATTCCGTGAGGGGCTTTTTGGTGGTGCTCGTGGTCCAGGCAAGACTGAGGCTAGTATTGCTCTAGGTGCTGATAGGATAGAGAATGACCACTATAGAGGGCTGGTACTCCGTAGGAATGCGAGAGACCTCGCCGACTATGAGGCTCGTTGTGAGGAGGCTTATCAGTGCTTTGATGTACAGGTTAGAAGAAACCCTATGGTGCTGAGATTCGGCAAAAACTCCCAGAATACGAAGGGGGCTGTGATTCAGGGAGGCCACCTACACGACCTTGGTTCTTATATCCAGTATCAGGGGCAACAGTTCTCTAGGATATTCATAGAGGAATTGACCCAGATACCATCTGAACTTTTGTATAAGCAGATTATGTCCTCCTGCCGTTCTATCTATCCTGAGTTATTCCCCCAGATGATATTGACTGCCAACCCAGGTGGTGTGGGGATGGGCTGGGTAAAAAAGAGGTTCGTCGAGCCGATAGACCTTAGGGATGATGAATATAGCAAGACCGTATTGGATAATGGCGATATTCTTTATGAGAATGATAGGTGTAAGTGGTGGCAAAGAAGATACGAATGGGAAACTGAGGAAGGCGAGAATCGACTGACTATCTGGAATGAGATTCTAGATAAGACCGAGAATGCTATGGCTGCAAAGGGGCAGGAGGTGTATCGAATCTTTGTGCCAGCAACCGTGGATGATAACCCCATATTGACGAAGAATGACCCTGCCTATGTGAATATGCTGGAGGGTCTTAAAGCCACGGATACGGCGTTATACGAGGCTTGGAGGCATGGAGACTGGTCCGTATTCGCTGGGCAAGTCTTTACTGAGTTCGATAGGGAAAAGCATGTGATAAATAACTTTGCTGATATTGGAACTACTACCGAGGAGTTCGAGGATGCCGTGAAGATTATCTCCATGGACTGGGGGTACTCGGATAATACTGCGATATACTTTACTGCCCTACTTGATGGCCGACCTGTAACTTACCACGAGATGCATGGGAATAAGAAACTAGCCTCGGCTTGGGGTGAAGAGTTGTACAACTATCTGAATGATAGCGACCAGAGGATAGACTACTTCATCTATCCTGATGATATGGAGGATAAAAAGAATGGTTTTAGTTCGCCGATAGATGATATTCAGGAGTGGCTGGACAAGTTACCTATGGAGAAGATACCGATTATGAAGAAGATGAGCCGTGAGGGTGGCTCTAGGATGATTCGCCAGCAAGCAACCCATAAATACCTGATGAAAAAGCCTGAGTGTGCCAAAATATTCAAGAGATGTACGAACCTTATCCGAGCCTTGCCTAACTTAGTCTATGATGAGGAGAGAAAAGAGGAGATAGATACCAAAACCGACCACGAATTGACGAACCCTTATGATGGCTGGAGTTATGGCTTGAGGTGGCTGGCCGAGAGGAAGGAAGGCGAATTACTGAGGAAGTCTGAATTGCTGCATAATAAGCCGATAGGAGTGGTAAGTGGCCGGACTACTTATAATGATATGGGAATCGACCCTGCCGATATTCTGAGAAAGCAAAAACGAGACCATGGAGACTGGAGAACTAGGTAACTTGACTATAGGCTTATGGTATGCTAGACTAGATACGAAAAAGGGAGGTAAAAATGATAAGAAATTGGAACGAGCATTCGCTCTATATGGACTTCTCCGAGATGGCTACTGATTCTCACCCACAACCCTCGGATATAGATATGTTTTACCTCGGTGCGAATAATACCTTGATACTAGGCGAGATAAAGAATGAGCGTGGGGAGTTGAAGGATGGGCAGAGGAGACTGCTAGAACGGCTGGCAGACGGCTGGAGGGGCGATTCTATGGTGCTTTATATAACCCATGATAAGTATGTACAAAAGGGGGATAGAAAAGTGAATGTCGCACAATGCTTTGTAGAAAAATATTATTGGAAGAAAAAATGGCGAACACCTCTGATGCCGACTAGAGTTTTTGAGGTTATTGACCAATTCTCGAAGAAAAAATAAAAAAAGTCCGGAAAATCGCTTGACAGGGCTTATGGTATAGTGTATGCTCAAAATGTAAGGCAAATAAAACGAGAAAGGAAAAGCCCATGGAAAATATAAAAAGCGACCTGATGAAGAATCTGGAGCAGAGAATAGAAGAAGATTTACAGACTATTCACCAAGTCCAGAGAGAAGAGGACAAAGAGTACTTTAAGAAGGAATTAAAGAGACACCTAGAGGCTTATGTAGAGACCACTACAAACTGGGCTGAAGTATTATAAGGAAAGGAACGAGAATATGGAAAATATCTTTAACTACGAAAAAAATATTAAGGTAGTCGAGACTGCTGGTGGCGAAAAGGTGGTCGTAATGAACAAGGCTATCTTTACTGCTATACGAAACGCTATCTATGATGCTGCAGAATACCGAAAACAGCAAGGCTATGATTCGACTGCTGAGGATACTATGAGATTATGGGCTGCACTTTGCGATAAGAATAAGACTTCGGAGAAGTAAGATGATAGAATGGCGAATCACCCCTGAATATGGGGTGATGAACTGCACTCTTAGAGGCAATACGGTGATACTGGATATATTGTATGATGATGGGAAGAGGGCGAAGAGGTATCACCGTTATAAGACCTCGGAGAAGGCAGAAAAAATGTGGAAGATATATGGGGCGAATGCCCACATGATAAGAGAGGAGGAGAAATGAGTCCGTTAGCGTGTGTTTTAGATATAGACACGAAGGATGCTGTGAAGGCTTGGCTGAGATGTTTTAAGCATGGCGAAGATGTGTATGTGGATATAGATGGGTATAAGATAGAGTTTACGGCTGTAGATGGCCAAGGGCATACGCACAAAATGACTATGCCGAGTATCTATAGCGAGAGAGAATGCCGTATGTATTCGATAAGAGACTTGCTGGGCGAAGATGTATGAGAGAAAGAATGATAGTAGAGGCCAACGGCATCCCTATGGCTAGGGCGATTCGTGTTCTAGATACGATAAATATAGATAAGGTGATGAAACAGCGAATTAAAGATGACTGCCTTATTGTATGCACGAGTAGGCATGTAGTGTATATAGAAACGAAGAGAAGAAAAAGTATTGGGGTAGTGGTATGTGCTAAGAAGGAGATGGTATGAGCAAAAATTGTAGAATTGAGTTCGTAGAGGGGGAACTTACCTGCCTATGTAACCATCGTGATTATCGAAACTGCGACCTCTATGAAGAAGATGATGAAACTTATGATGGTTGGGGAGTAAAGGAGGAAGAATGAAGATAGTAAAACTAACAGATTATGAAGCATACTCCGTTTTATCTATGATAGATGCTATCCAAAAATGTCCCCTAAAAACAATGAAGGCTCTAAACAAGGTATATAGAAAAATATGTGAGGCAGAGGAGGAAGAATGAAAACCGTAAGAAAGCAAACGGAGTACTTTACCTTAGAGAATATGGATGGGCATATCTATTGTGGGGCAAATACTCTTAAGATAGCGAAGAAGATATGCTTTGAGATGTCGAATGAGGGGATATGCTACAAAAGGCGAGTGGGGGATAGAAATTATAAGAAATTCGCTTTTATGTGGTAAAATAGTAGTGGAATTACCTTCCAGCATATTGTGTGGTAAAAAGACAGTCGAAAGGCTGTCTTTTTGCTATAATGTGGGTATGAAGAAACTCAAGCCTATATCTATAATGTTATACGAAAGCGACCTGCCTGAACTACAGGAGATTCGTTGCGTGTATTGTGGTAGGATGCTCTGTAAGATGAATGCTGATGTAAAGTCGCTGGTCTTTGGTGAGGGATACGACCCAGAACAGCATCACGAGTTAGTCTCTGGTATGAAGGTGATGGAGCATAAATGTAGAGGCTGTGAGTGCGTATATAAGTTCTTATTCCAAAAATAACAGGGGTGGGGATAAGGCTACAGTACATCTCCTATCCGTGATATAATAACGGCAAGGAGATATTTTGCCATGAATGATATAGACCATCCGACCGAGACTGGTGTGGTAGAAGAACTACCAGTTTTGGCTTTGAATGTAGATGATAAGGAACTTATCGCTAACTTTAAGCGTTGGGAGAATGAGGCCAAGTCGTACTGGGATAACCCTAAGGGCTTTAGCCTAGATGCTCGCCGTAAGAAGAATATGGACTATTGGAAGGGGCTGCAACTTGACGAGTCTAAATTGTATTCCTACCAGATTCCCTATGTGCAGAATGAGTTGTTTATTGCTACTGAAACTATCACCGCATACACGACCTCTAGCGACCCATCAGCCGAGGTTTTGCCTGAGGATGATAGCCCACAGTCTAAAGTTATGGCCGAAAGTCTGGAATGGGGCTTGAATGTCCATTCCGAGAAGTTCAAACTAGCCGAAAAGATAGAGAAGGCCGAGAGGAATATGTACCTCAAATATGTAGGTATTATTAAGTTATATTGGGACGAAGTAAAACAGGATATTGTGCCTAAAGTTATCGACCCTTGCAATGTCGTGTTGGATAAGTCTTGCGAATTAGGAGACAACCCACTCTTTATCTGTGAGACCTGTACTGCTACTGCCCAGCAGATTATCAACCTCTTCCCTGAAAAGAAGGAGGCTTTTATGCGACATATTGGCCGTGTCCGTTCCTCCTCGAAACTTATGAGCACGGTCTATGCTTATAAGGAAGTATGGTTCACCCAGATAGATGAGGATGGGGAGACCGAATGCGTTGCGTGGTACATGGATGACCTATTACTTGGCAAGAGTAAAAACCCTAACTTCCTCTATGATGGGGATGGGGTACAGATTACTAACTTCTTGCCTCAGGCTCGAAAGCCGTATGTATTCTTTAACTATATGAATGATGGCTCGCATCTTATCGACTCGACTTCTCCTTTTGAGCAAGCCATCCCACTACAGGATGCCCTAAATAAGAGAGGCCGACAGATTATGGAGAATGCTGATACTGCGAACTCCATCCTAGTCTTTAAGTCTGGGTCTATCTCTGCGAATGAGGCCGAGAATATCACGAGAGACCCTAACCAGATTCTTTTGCTGCAGACTCAGGGGGACCAGCCTGTGAATAGTGCCTTTGGAGAGATTACTCCTCACCTTCTTCCGAACTATGTGATTAACGATAAGCAAGATATTAAGAATGCTATTCACTCTATAATGGGAACTCCGAGCCAATTCCGTGGCGATAATGATGATGGCGGCGCGAATACGCTAGGTGAGGCGACTATGATGAAGAACCAAGCCTCTGGCCGACAAGACTCGATTATACGGGCTTTGGAGCGTGGTCTGGATGACTACTATAAGTTACTCGTTCAGATGATGAAGGTATGGTATAAGGACGGCAAGAAGTTTGCCTGTAGGGATAATGATGGCAAGTTCGTCTATGTGGAATTGAGCCGTGAGCGTATCCCAGATATTGCGTGGGTAAGAGTTGAGCACGGCACGACCCAGAAACAGGATAAGAATAGAACCGAGCAAATTGCTATGAATCTAGCCCAGATGGGGCTTATCGACCCATATAACCTCTTTAAGGACTTGGGCATGAAGAATGCCGACCAACGCTACGATACCTTGGTGAAGTTTAAGATGTCGCCAGATAGTCTAACTTCTGAGATTCGTGCTGAGATGCAGAACCGACAAGCCTATATTGACTTCGCCTGTATTATGAATGGAGAGGATATTAAGGGGCATGATGATGTGGATGCCGAGCATATTCTTGCTCACCGAACCCAGATTACTACTGATAAGTTCTTGTATGCCGACCCTGAGAGGCAGAAGGCTATGATAGCCCATATTCAAGAGGAAGTTATGCTACTCTCCCAGAGAGTGAAGTTGCAAGAGGCTAGTATGCAAGGCTTACTCCTAGACCCTAACCAGCCTATTACTCCTGAAGTCCCTGAAGTACAGCAACCGACCCCTATGGCTGGAGACCCTAACGCTATGCCACCCCAAGGTGGTATGCCCCCTGCTGGTGGGATGCCTCAGCCTGAAGGTGGGATGATGGGAGATGCGAGTGCTGGGGAGATGCTGATGGGGCAACAGATGCCGACTCAGGCTACTGGGACTCAGCCTATAGATGGCTCTATGCTCGGTGGCTTGCTGGGCTAGTTCATGATATAATGTAACCATTAACAATAAAGGAGGCTACAGCCAATGAATGACGACTTATCTGATGTCGGCTTGAATGCTCTAGAGGCTCTGGAGGCTCAAGACGAACAGGATACCTCTGATGCTGGAGAAGGTGCTAGCGAAGGGGTGGAAGAGGACACTGGCGAAACTGGAGGGCAGGATACTGCCCCGAAAGAGGATGTTGGTGAAGAAAAGGAAGATGAGGCCAATGAAGATGGCAAAGAAACTGAGGGGGATGACTCAGAAGGAACTGATACCCCTGAGGACGAAAATAAATCTGATAATAAAGAACTCTCGGATGAAGAGTTCGAGGAACTAGCGAAGAAGAGAGGCTATACTAAAGCCCCTTCTGAAGAAGAGAAGGCGAAGGCAGATGAGCAGAATAAGGCTCGTGAAGAGACTATGGCTCGCCTGATGGCTCGACCTAAAGAGGTGGATGAAGAAGTCTGGGAGAATCTGCCTGAAGAAAACAAAATCATCTATAACTCCTTACCTTACCTGACTGCTGAGGGGAAGAACGGCACTATTCGAGTAAAGACCCCTGACCAGTTGCCTGAGGACTTTGTATTCAAGAATGCTAGGGCTGAGATGAAGTTCCAGAATGACCTTCAAGCCCAAGAAACTAAAGCGACCCAGATGGCGAATGCTCTGGCTAGCCGTTCTGAGAGGATACAGCGTGAAACTGCCCAGAGACAAGAGGCTGTGCGTGTTATTACTGAGATAGAAGGGCTACAAAAGACTGGTGCATTACCGACCCCTAAGGCTAAGAACGGTACTCCTGAGTTCGATACCGACCCTGCCGTTACTTTGATTAACAAAGTGCTAGACTATAGGGCTAGGCGTAGAAGTGAGGGGGCTATGCTAAGTGTTCGTGATAGCCTGTTACTGTATAAGGCCGAACACCCTGAAGAGTTCGAGAAAAAAGAGGCTAGAGGGGATATAGAACGAAGGAATATAGCCAAGAAGGTGGCTGGGAATAATAAGGCTACTGGAACGGCTGTGAATAAAGATGATAATAAACCTCAATATTACAAGGCTGGTATGAGTACTGAGGATGTACTAGACCGAATCTTGGATGATATGGACTAAGGAGAGTGCTATGGCGACTAAAGATGAAAGAAAAGCGTTTGAGGAGCAGTTATTGGCTGGCTCCACCCCATCTACTGACGAAGGTAGTAAGCGAACCCTCGTTGACCTTCTTCACCAGAGTTTTGGGGCCGATGAACTGGTAAAGATTAAGAACTTTACCTCTAGGCCGACTGGCTGGGTCTATTCTGACCACCGACCTGTTGAGCAGGGGGGTACTTTTAGAATAGAACAGCCCAACGAATTTACTAGGAGAGTATGGCAAGGCGAGCAGAAGGCTCGTGTGCTGGATGCTGGTAAAACTATTGTCGTCCCAGGCTGGGAGGCTTATGTCGGCTTAGTACGGTTCTTTAAGCAATATGTACAGGAAGAGTACCCAGGCGAGTCTGCTGTAAGGATGAACTCTCCTGCTGAGCAAAATGCGTTTTTTAAGAAGGCTTTTGTGGGAGTCTATGACCCGAACGAGGAAGAACCTGCGACTGATGTGAAGGCAGAGGTCGAAAAGGACTTGGGGCTAAAGAATGGCAAAGCAGAATCTAAATAAGTTATTAAAACCGAAGAAGAATGAACTTTCTGAACTCCAGAGGCTGTGCAAAGATACTAGAAAACAGATAGATGATGCTGTTGAGCAGGGCAATAATGCTCTGCTCTCTTTACAGGATGAGTATGATAGGATAGCCGAGAAGAAGAGGCAACTCCTAAGGGATATAGAATCTCTGGAGGGGAAACTAGAGGGGCTTAAGAAGAAAATAAACTATGCCGAAAATACTTATGGGAAGTATCTGGAGGTGATAAAGGGAGGCGAGAGCAAGAATGAGCAAGTATAAGTTTATGTGGGTGGCGAAGTTTAAGGGTAAAACTATCCAACAAGACCCTGAGGATAAATACTCTAAGCACGACCCTAAGGCCGAATGGAACCCAACCTCTTTTAGGGACTATGTAGAGTATGCTGAGGGGCATCAAGGCGAACTGGAGTGGTTCGAATTGAAGAATAAGGATACGAGAGTCTGGGTAGATTTTGAGAATAGTGGCAAGCCTGTTATCTATGAGGCAGTTACGAATAGATGGGGGAATACTAGGGTCTCGATACTCTATAAGGAGAAGAGACCGCTTACGAATCTGAGAGTGATATATTATCGGAAGATGGAGTGCGAAGTGAAGAATGGAGAACTGGGCGAGCCTTATGTGAGGGGCTTTGTGATAGGCTATCAGGGGATAGATGAGAATGGAATGAATCGTAAAAAAGAAGTAGTCGTGATATAATGGCGGTATAAACTTTTTGCAAAAAGGAGAATAATAACTATGGCTGCAACGACAACTTGGTATGAGCAGAACGGTACGGCTAGTGGTAGCCCTGCCTCAGGTACTGAAAGTACTATCTCTTCTTGCGACTGGAAGAGCGTTGATGACTCTACCACCTCTCGTGCCTCTGCCCCTGTATTGGCTGGCTCGAATTCTTATCATAAATATATCTATCTAAAATTCACTGGCACATTCAACCAAATCTCTGCTGTGAAGTTCGCCCACACGGCCGGCACGCTTGGCACTGGCATCTCCTTGAAGAGTAAGGTAACCTCTACCTACGCAACGCCCTCTACGACGGCTCTAGCGTCCTCTACGGATATTACAAGCACTACTGCTATTGGCTCTGGTGCTAGTGTATTGCTATCGACTACTGGTCCGAATGGCTCTACTTCTGCCTCCCAGACTACTACTTGCTATACGCAATATATTGTTACCCAAGTCCAGACTACGACTGCTGCAAATGCTGGCGATAGTGGAACTGTAACTTTGACTGTCCAGTATAACGAGAACTAGGAGGTCTCCTATGGCTATAGTAAGGAATCTAGCCACGGTAAAGACCACTGCTGATATTACGAGTAGTGCGACTTCTATCCCTGTGAATCGCCTGAATGTTTTTGGGGAGAGCCAAATTACTCTGGATAACCCATTTTATGTAACGATTATGCCAGCCTCTGGGGATGAGCCTGCGAACCTAGTGAATAGTGAGATAGCCCTCGTAACTGGGATGAGCGGTCTGAACCTTACCGTTGTTAGGGGGCAGAGAGATACGACTGCGAGGGCTTTTAGTGCTGGGGCTATAGTTACTATGGGCATCTATGCTGAAGATGCTGTGCTTAATAGTGGAGTGAAGTCTGGCGTGAACAATGCCCAGACGGAACTTAGGGATAAAGATGGCAATCCTATATATCCGAAAGTATCTGATGTGGAGTCTAGCCAGATAGCAGATAGTGCTGTTACTACTGCTAAGATAGCAGGAAGTGCTGTTACCACTGCCAAGATAGCAGATAGCAATGTTACTACTGCTAAAATAGCAGATAGTGCTGTTACCACTGCTAAGATAGGGGGGAGTGCTGTTACAACGGCTAAGATAGCAGATAAGAATGTTACAACGGCTAAGATAGCAGATAAGAATGTTACAACGGCTAAACTTGCCTCAGGAATCGTGACTATGACGAGGACAGTGCTGTATAACAATGCCTCTGGCACTACTGGAAATATTACCGTGTCCCAGGCACTCAATAAGTTTGATGAGGTCGAGTTTTGGTTTATGGATTCAAACGGAACCCCCAGCCAGTTGATTCGGACTATCCCAGGGGATGCCCTTGCTATAGTGCTTGATATCCCGCATCCAGGTGGCTCTAACACGGTTTACTGGAATCTTGCTAGATGGTATTGGACGGCCGGCTCTACGACGCTGAATAAGTGGGGGAGCCATTATGAGAAGGTATTAGGTACAACAGTATCTACTCAGTCTGGTGACCACATTAAGATTAGGAAGGTAGTCGGCATAAAATTCGTGAGCAACTAGGAGGAATTATGATAGAAGAACTAACGACAGCGTTGATAGGGATAGGGATACTAGGTGTAGCCTTCTTGGTGAATGTTATATCGGCTCTAGCCAATGTTTTTGGTAGCCATACGGATGAAAAGTTCTCGTGGGGGAAGTTCTTTACTGGAGTGGTACAGGCTCTGCTCTGGTCTCTTTCTGTATTGGGGTGCGTTGCTGCAATCAACCTCTTTGGATGGTTCACCGAGAGACTGGGGCTAGATATCGCCTCATTTCTAGATGGTCTCCAGACCTCAACTATTATTCTTATCGTTTTAGGGGCTACTGCTGGTTATATTCTAAGTGCGAGAGAAAATATTGAGTTCTTTATTAAGAACAAGAATAAAAAGTATGTGGATGCCTCGAACTTGGATAAAGACCTCGACTATGAGGCCGTGTTCGCTGATGCTAAGAAGTTCGCCGAGATGATTATGCCTAAACACGCTCTGGAGGATGCCCAGACTGCTGATGATGCGAACCCTGAGGAGGAAGTGGGGAAGGGTGCGAGCGTGAACCCTTTAACTCGCCGTCTTCCTGATGGGGATAACGATAATGGGAAGGGCTGGCAATGCTCTAAGTATTCCTACTATCTAGCGACTGGAATTAGGATGAATTATAAACCTCATCCAGATTATGGTCCGTGTAACGGTAGAGATATGGTGAATTACCTCATTAAGAATTGTGGCTATAAGAAGTGCTCGAAGAGGAATGGTGCGATATTCTCCTATGATGCTGGTAAGTATGGGCATACAGGGATGGTGCTGGATGCGAATACGAATCTGGTGAATGATGCGAACTGGACTCCTCTCCGTGTGGGGACTCATTATATTAACCTAGAGGCCGTAGGTGCGACTTTCTGCTGTCCTCCAGATATGCTCGACCCTGTAACTCCTGCCCCTAAGCCTACTCCGAAACCGACCACGAAACCGACCCCTGCTCCGACCCCTGCTCCGACCCCTGCCCATGCCAAACCTGCTAATTTTAAGGTAGGCGACAAGGTAGTCCCGACTCGTTTGGTAGATTATGATGGCCGAAGACTACGCCAGTACGATAAGACCTATACTATTACTGAACTTATTGGGAATCGTGCTGTTCTCTGTGCTAAGAGGAATGGCAAGAATGTGGTCTGGGCTGCAATGAAAACTAGCGACATCAAAAAAGTTTAAGAATAAAGGTAGGACAATACAATGTCTGAGGCAGTAAGAGGTTTCTGGGGGTCTGGGTGGGGTAGTAGCCCTTGGGCTGGTACTACGGCATCCCAAGGACAGACCCTAGATGTATCTATAACTGGTTCCGTGAGAATCAGTCTAGTTTCTGATAACTCCCTAGATGGTGGAGTGAGAATCGCAAAAAATGTTACCGAAACGGTAACAGGAATTGTGAGAGTAGAGAAAACTACCCCTGAGGCTATTACTGGGAAGGCAAGAATCGAGAAGTCTCTGGCCGAGACTATTACTGGTGCTGTCCGAATCGAGACGAGTGGGGACGCTGTTTTGACTGGTTCGGTAAGAGTCTCTAAGAATGTGGATAAGACCATCACTGGCCGAGTCCGAGTAGAGAATAAAGGCTCTGAGGCCATTACTGGCTCTGTACGCATTGAGGATAGTTATGAGACTGAGATAGATGGCTCCGTGGATGTCCAAAAACCTGCTGTGGCTACTATAACTGGTGCCGTGGATGTGAAGAAGGCTTTGGATGAGTCTATTATTGGCCAAGTTACAGTGGAGAATGTAGGCTCTAGAGATATAACTGGTGCCGTGATGGTGGCTGGAGAGAAGGCCGTAGAGATTAGTGGCACGGTGCTTATAGATAACCCTAACCAGAAGGTATCTGAGGCCACCATTACTGGTCGTGTGGATATTCTAAATGCGAACGAGACCTCGATAGATGGGGCTGTGTCTATTGCTGAGACCTTCGCCACTAGTATAGATGGGGCGGTGAGGGTATCGAGGGATGATGCTAGCGAGATAACAGGCTCTGTAGATATTATGAGCCCGAAGACCGAAACCATTGCTGGCAAGGTCTGGGTAGAGTGCGAAAGTGCCTCCGATATTCTTGGCTCTGTGAGGATAGAGGCTATTGGAGAAGATAATATCGAGGGGGCTGTAAGCGTTGCGAGAGTGTTCTCTGATTCTATAGCAGGCTCCGTGAGGATAGAGGCCGAAAAGTCTAAGAGTATAACAGGCTCTGTAGATATTATGACTCCGAATAGCGTAGATATAGAGGGGGCTATATTCCTCCAGATTCAGTCTGAGGCCGAGATAGATGGTACCGTGAGAGTCGAGAAGGCTAAAACCTCATCTATATCTGGTCTAGTAAGAGTGAAGAATGCTTATGAGAAGTCTATATCTGGATGCGTGAAGGTTAGAGTAACTACACCTGAGAAATTGCCCGAAAAATGGGAGAAGTCCGACACGGCTGGCTCCGAGGAATGGGGAGATGAGGAGAAACAGCCTCAGGAGTGGGAAGAAGATATGAATAAGCCTACAGATGAATGGAGCAACTCCGAGAAGGATAGCGAGGTCTGGACGGTCTCTGGCGAGGTCGAGGACGAGACTTGGCACTACCCTCAAGAGGACTCTGTTTAGCATGGTATAATAGCGATAAGGAGAATAATAACATGCTGACATTTACACAAAGAAAAGAACAGGCTGCAAAGTTATGTGGTATTAACTATGTCGAGCCTGAGATGGCAATTATTGTGAGCAACTTGAATATGGCCGATAAACTCTTTGAGAATGCTGCGAGAAGGGCATGGACTAGGAAAGAGAAACAGGCCAACTTGACTGCTGGTAAGCAGTACTATCAGATAGCCTCTGATATGCACAGGGTGAGTTCGGTGAAGTGCAAAACCTCTATGAATGGGAATGTTATCGTACCTCTTACAGAGGTGCAGAGTGAATATGAATGGAATAAGTTGAACGCTTATCCGTTTAGTACCTCTTATCCGACCCACTACTTTATCCGTGGGAATGATGAAATTGGCATCTATCCTTGCCCTTCTGAGACTATCGTGGATGGTCTGATGGTAGCCTATGAGCCTCGTATCCGTGATATGGGGATAGATGACTTTACCTTTACGGCTGATGTAGTCCAGAACTCCGTGAATATTACGAACCCTAGTGAGACTCTAGAAGGAGGGTTCCAAGAATATATGACCGAGAACTTCTGGATAAAATCGAATGATGGGCAGGATGGCAACTGGTATAAGGTCCAGAAGGTGATAGATGCGAATACCATGCAGATAGATAACAACTACCTTGGTCCGTCTGGGAATGGGGTCTCCTTCACTATGGGGCAAGTGCCACCTTATCCTGAGGAGTACCACGAGGCTCCGATATATTACGCCTGTTTTAAGTTCTTCGCTATGAGGAAGGACACTGATTCCTCGGCTATGTATAGAACGCTCTTCCAAGATGCTCTAGACCAGTATCGTGAGACTTATGGCTCTAAGACTACTGGTGGGGTGATTAACCCAGGCTCATATAATGTGCCGAATATCTCTGATGTGTTTAGGATGGGGACTTTGAGGGAGGGCTTGTAAAATGGCTGTAGGCAATAATGGTTCGAGAATGGTGGGGAGTACCGAGTTCTATGGTGGTCTCTCTACGGATAATAAAATTGGTATTGAAAACTCATACGCTGATGGGGAGTGCTTGGATGTCCGAAAAAGCCCATCTCAGATGACTGTATTGCCTATGTCTAGGAAGTTGCCAGATTCAGGAGTTATTACTGGTCTAGTAACGGCTATGACCCAATCTAAGGATGGGAATATCTGGGGGATAGATGAGAATGGCAAAGTCTATAAGATAGATGCAGATAATGCGATTACGGCAGTCTCGACTATTGCTAGTTCCTCTGGTTTTAGTCTAGAGAACAGCGATATAGATGATGGGCTATGGTGGGCTGATGGAGGCCATAAACTCTTCTCCTACGGTAGAGTGCTTAACCCTGCTGGAGGTGCCCAGTCCTCGCATGCCTTTGAGTTCCTAAAAGATGATGGCGAATATGCTGTGAATGCGATAGAGATTCAGCAGAATGAGGGGCAAATCTTCTATCAGTCTGACCCGGATATTGTGAGGGCTAATGGGACTAGAGAATGCACGGTACAGACTTCTATATCCGAGACTGATGCTAACAAGGCTCTGTTCTTATCTTCCATAACCCCTGTAGCGAAGATAGGGATAGGCTTTACTGCCAAGGGGAGTGGGACTGTACGGCTGGTGATTCATGATGAGAATAATAATATCGTGGCATCCAGCGAAACTAAGAACGCTTCTAGTGTCTCGACCTCTGGCTATACTGAGTTTACCGTGAGACCGAACCCTAGTACTGCCCTAAGTGCCTCTAACCAATTCACGCTGATGCCTTGGGCTGGTGATACTATAGAGGCTGGCTCCGTGCTACATATCCATATTGTAGCCTCTAGTGCTGGATATAAGGTGCGAACCTCTGTAGCCTCAAATATGTACTTGACTCTGGACTATACCTCCTATGGCTATGTATTACACGAGACCTTCAATAAAAAACACCCTATGGTGATGTATGATAAGTTATATATCGGAAACGGTAGATATGTCTCTACGAAGGAATCAAGCCCTCTGAACTATATAGATGATACTTTATATACTCAGGATGCTCTACGGCTAGATGACGGCTTTGAGGTGTGTTCTTTCGGCTCTTCTGATGAGTACTTGATGATAGGTGCTGAAAAATACTCTGCGACCTCTTCTAGAGGCTTTCAGGCTGGCCGTATTTACTTCTGGGATAGGCAGACTGAGGCTCCGAACTTCTATATCGACTGCAATATGGGGTCTCCTAAGGTTATCTTTAACTTTGGCAATATTGTCTATGTGATAGTCTCTGGTGCTTTGTATGCCTATACTGGGGGCAAAGAATTGGTGAAGGTGCGAACCCTGAGGGGGACTGATACCGAGTTCTCTGGCCGTGTCTCTCTAACTGAGGTATATCCGAATATGATGGCAGTAAGGCGAGAGG